AAAGAAAATCACCGTCTTCCGGCAGAAGGTAGCATACTAGACTATATGGGAGTGCCAACAAAAATTGGCGCACCATTCTCAATCAACGCACTTCCCATCAGAGCGTATGTGATGATCTGGAATGAATTTTTCAGAGACCAGAACGTTGAAAACCAAGCAGCGCTTTTGAAAGATGATAGGGATACAACTTACAGGGACAGCAACAATAACGAAGATATAGAAGCCATGCTTAAAGAAGCGTGCACTGGCGCCAGATGCTTACCGGTAAACAAATTTCACGACTACTTTACCAGCTGTCTACCTTATCCTCAGCGCGGGCCGGCAGTAGCACTGCCGATGGATGGTAATGCACCGGTATTTGCTTATTCGAGATACCCGTTAAACAAAGAAAATGAAGCAAATTTAATCATCAGAGGATTCAGTGCAAACGGAACAAGCGCAGCTGAAAATGTCTTAAATATGATGGTATCCTCGCCAAATGTAAGCCCGGTACAAATGCAAGGCACAAAAATTACAGGCCAAGGAAATAACGCGTATCTAGGCGCTGACCTCAGCGACGTAACCGCAGCAACCATCAACGACTTAAGAAAAGCCGTAGCAGTACAGCAGTACTACGAAGCGCTCGCACGAGGCGGCAGCCGATACCGCGAACAGGTACAAGCACTGTGGAATGTAACTATCAGCGACAAAACGGTACAGATTCCAGAATACCTGGGCGGCGGCAGATATCACGTCAATATCAACCAAATCGTACAGACAGCGGATAACGATAAAACACCGCTGGGCGAAACTGGTGCAATGTCAGTGACGCCGATAAACGAAAGCTCTTTTACCAAATCTTTTGAAGAGCATGGGTTTGTAATTGGCGTCTGTTGTGTGCGACACAATCGCAGTTATCAGCAAGGCTTGGAACGTTTCTGGAGCAGAGAAGACAGACTGGACTACTATGTACCGCAGTTTGCAAATCTAGGCGAACAGCCCGTAAAGAAAAAGGAAATCATGTTGACCGGCGAGGCAACGGACGAAGAAACGTTCGGCTATCAGGAGGCCTGGGCGGACTACCGAATGAAACCAAACCGGGTAAGCGGCCTCATGCGAAGCAACGCAACAGGCACACTGGACTTCTGGCATTATGCCGACAACTACGAAACCGTACCAACGCTATCGCAGGAATGGATGACAGAAGGGAAAAACGAAATTGCGCGCACACTCGTCGAGCAGAATGAGCCGCAATTTTTCGGCGCAATCCGCGTAGCAAACAAAACCACGAGACGGATGCCGTTGTACAGCGTACCGGGCTTGTATAAACTGTAAGAAAGGAGGATGCCCGGGCAAAACCCGGGCTATTTTTAAATGGGCGCATTATCAGGATTCTTAACAGCACTAAACGTAGCGGGAAACGTAGCAAACACAATCGGAACCGTTGCAGGAGCAGCTAAAAACATAACCGGAGCATTTGGCGGATGGGGACAGACAGGAAATAGCCAAAGTAGCGGCGGCAGCACAAGCCAAGGCGGCGGACACTCCGAAAGCGGAAGTCAATCGGGCACCAACGTGCAGCAAGTCAATGACTGGCTAAAACAGGCATACGCATACCAAGGACAAGAAGCAGCCATGCAAGGCAAATACAACAGCCAAAGTATGCTTAGACAAATGGGCTATAACACACTACAAGCAATCATGCAAGGCGTATACAACCACATCGAAAACAGTGTAGCAATGAACTACAACAGCGCAGAAGCACTAGCAAACAGGAACTGGCAAGAGCACATGTCAAGCACAGCGTACCAGCGAGCCGTTGAGGACATGAAAAAAGCAGGGCTTAACCCTATCTTAGCATTCGCAAACGGCGGCGCAAGCACACCGGGAGGAAGTGCAGGAACAATCAGTGGAGCAAGTATGGGACTTGCAAGCAGCAGCGCACTAGGAGTAAGCCGAAGCGGTGGATTTGTACCTAACGCATACGAAAGCAGCAGCTGGAGCAAAAGCGACTGGTACAACGCGGCACAAAGCTGGCAACAAATGCTAAGCACAACGCAAATGACACCCTATGGACTGATGAAAACACTAACCGGAATCGGAGAAGACGCAAGCAAAGCAATTGAAAAAAACGTACCAGAAGGAAGCAAAACACACAAAAGTAAAGCCGGAGTAACGCACGGTGGAAAAGGCGGTGATATTAAAAAGTGAGTTGTTACAAGCCATTAATAAGGCTGTACGACCCTAACGACAAAAACATTAGCGGGAGGGTGTATTCACTCTCCCGCTATTCTCAGTTAGCGGGAAAACAGCTAAAATATGAAGATCTAATGTACAGAAAAGATGTCATGTTGATACCATGTGGGCAGTGCATCGGATGCAGAATCAGACAAAGAGAGGACTGGACAACACGAATAGAATTAGAAGCACGAGACTATCCAAAAGAAGAAGTTTGGTTTATCACATTAACTTATGATGATGAGCATGTACCGGGCATGATAGTAAACACAGGCGAAATCATAAGAAAAGTACAATACGTCTGGAAACCGGGAGAGAAGCGCCCTGAAAGCGTCCAAACGTTGCTATATACTGACGTTCAAAAGTTCTTAAAACGTCTCAGAAAGGCTTATAGGGGCAAATTACGCTATTTTGTAGCGGGAGAATACGGAGAACAGACGGCAAGGCCACATTACCATATGATTTTATACGGATGGCAGCCAACAGACCTAAAGCACCTATACAAGATACAACACAACGGATATTTCACGAGTAAATGGCTGGAAGACCTATGGGGCATGGGTCAAATACAGATAGCACAAGCAGTACCAGCAACATATAGATATGTTGCAGGGTACGTTACAAAAAAGATGTATGAAATAGACGGTCAAAAAGCAAACGCATACTACGAACTAGGGCAACAAAAGCCTTTTGCGTGTATGAGTCTTAAACCGGGCCTAGGAGACCACTACTATCAAGAACACAAAGCAGAGATCTGGAAACAAGGGTATATCCAATGCACAAACGGCAAACACGCACAAATTCCACGTTATTATGAAAAAATGATGGAAGCAGAAAACCCACAAAGATTGTGGAGAATTAAACAGAACAGACAAGCAGCAGCCATAGCAGAAAACCGGCTTAAGTATGAAAATGCAGACTTTGAAGAGCAATGTAAGACAAAAGAGAGGGTGATAAAGAAACAGATGAAGAAGAAAGGGACACTTTAACGGTGTCACCTAGCCAAGTACCTATCAAGTAAGGTACTTGGCTATTGTCATTTAAAGGCTCCATGTATCACACTATCCAGTCTATCACATTGTTGAATTGAATAGCGCACGCGCACGCGCGATAGCGCGCACGCGCGCACGCGCGCTATAATATTAACTTGTTGTAGTCGTAGTAGTAGAGGTAGTGGAAAAGTTGAAAAGTACTAAAATTTAGCGCTAAGACGTAAATAAAAAGCAAAAAACAATGTTGAAAGTTTTGTTGAAAACTTGTTGAGATGTTGAAAGTTCGTCAAAATGACGAAAAGCATTGTGCAACTTTATGTTGAAAACCTGTTGAAAGTGTTGAAAGTGTTGAAAACGCGCACAGCGCTAAAAAGGAATGGATTTAGCCGAATTCCGCTGCGCTCCATACGGCAAAGCGCTAAAGCGCTTTTCAAACCAGAGGAGCAAAACCGAGTTACAAGAGAAAGTTACAAATATATTACAAAACAGCAAAATCATAAAAAAACCTATTGACATGTGATATAATAGAATCAGAAAAAGAAAGGGAGGTCCTCAGAATGACACTGAAAAAGTACAGAGTATATGTATGGAACAAAGTTAACTGGTCAAATGACTGCTACGAGATCAACGCAATCGACCCGGTGGACGCCCGGAACATGGCAGTGCAGCGGTTAATCGAAGAGACTGGGCACGGTCTGGATGAATGGGAAATCACAGAAGTAAAGCACATCAAAGAGGATTGACAAAAATGATTAAAAGCTATATCATGAACACAGATGGAAACGTAAAGCTGGCAAGACACTTCAAAGTAAAAGAATTTGCTTGCAAAGACGGCAGTCAAGTAGTATTCATAGACGACTACCTATACACCATTCTGGATATCTTACGACATAAGCTAGGAAAGCCGGTAATAATCACCAGCGGATACAGAACACCAGAGTGGAACAAAAAATGCAACGGAGCAAAATACAGCTACCACATGCGCGGTATGGCAGCAGATATCCGAGTCGATGGCATGAGTGCGAAAGAACTCGCCAACAAACTAAATGAAATCGTACCGGATGAATGCGGCATTATCGTATACAAAAGCTGGGTGCACTTTGACGTGCGCAAAAGCAAATACAGAAAAGGAATCTGAATGACCTAACGGCGCATACTGGACGGACAGGTTCCGCGAAGTCAATAGTATTAGGGCAATCAGAAACAGAAAGGAGGTGTAACAATGGCACTGATTAGCATTAAAGACGTCAAACAGGCAATCCGGCTTATGATGCAAATCCTCGAAAAGCTTGACGAGATCTATCATGCGCTGCATGATAGCATCAACGAAAAAGAAAAGGAGTAACCATGATGAACAAAACATGGAATGTGCGCGACCAGCCCAAAGAAGCAATTGAAGAGCTGCTCGAACGAAAATACAAAGAAATTGATGGCAATTACAAAATGCTTAGAAAAGTGTCAAACATCGAGGATGCAAAAAGGCTAATAGATGAAATTTGGCAAATGAAAAGCTTTGCAAATGCCATTGAGTTAGAGCTAATGCGAAGGGAGTATAACAATGGGACGACATCGTAAAGCAATGAACGGCGCAAAAGACCGCCGTATGTTTAACGTAACCGCACGAAAAACCAAAACCATCAACCTTAGCCAGAAACCTATGCGCGGTGGCATCCGGCTGTAAAAAAGGAGAATAAATATCATGAAACATGAATATTTTGGTCTGTGGGACAGTGTAGCAAAGTGCTATGCATGGGTAGGCGAGAGCAAGAACAGTGCAACCTTTGCACGTATGTGCAACGTAATGGCAAAGGATGAAAAAACGTTTGTTGGACAGGCACCGGGCGACTATACCGGCTTTAAACTGGCAGAGTTTAACGACGAGACCGGAACCTTTGAAAACTGCAAGGAAAAAGTATGGGAGGGCAAGCCGCATGAATAAACGATACGAAGAAGGGCGAACGCCCTTCTTTTCTGCATCAGGAGAAAAAATGCGAAAGCAATACGTCTGGACAAAGGACGAAAAAGGGCAAGAAGTGCTGCAAGAGACCGAACCAATCGACATCCAACAGGAAATTGAAAGCTATTCGGACGAATGCGACATCAAAAGCATCGTCCGAAAAGCAAGTTTTGACCCGCAGTTTCTGAAAAGTCTGTCGGAGGGAGCACTAAACGGAACGGAAGTGGACATCACCGAATTTCCGCAAAACATTCACGAGTATCATCGCATGATTGCAACAGCACAAGCAAACGCCATGAAACTTGAAGAACTGCAAAAAATGGCAGCAGCAGAACCTGAAGCAGAACCTAAAGCAAAGGAGGAATAAAAGTGAATCGAAACAATGAAAGGCACTTTAATCAGATTCCGGAAATAAAAGCAAGTCGAACGCGGTTTAACCGTGACCAGACGATTTTAACAACGTTCGATTCCGGCAAGCTGATTCCATTCTATGTTGACGAAGTATTACCGGGCGATACCTTCAACGTAGACACGGCAGCAATCATCCGAATGACAACGCCAAAATATCCTGTTTTCGATGACGCGTTCATCGATTTTTACTACTTCTACTGTCCTAACCGTATCTTATGGGATGACTTCAAACAATTTATGGGAGAAGTCGAAAACACGCCTTGGATGCCAACAAAGGACTACAAAGTGCCGCAGATCGTAGTAAAAGGAACAGCAGCAGAAGGACTGCCAAAAGAAAACAGCATCCTGGACTACATGGGAGTACCAACAAAAGTTGGCGCACAATTCTCAATCAACGCACTTCCCATCAGGGCATACGTCATGATATGGAACGAGTTTTTCCGAGACGAAAACGTTGATAATGCAGCAACATGGAAAAGCACCAGCGAAGATGTAGAATATCAAGACACAGGCGATGAAGAAAACCTTGAAGGGAATATCCAGCGGGCAATCAAAGGCGGCAGATGCTTACCGGTAAACAAATTTCACGACTACTTTACCAGCTGTCTACCTTATCCTCAGCGCGGGCCGGCAGTAG